CATTGAACTTCGGCGCTTCAAGCGCCTGTAGTTTTTTGAGCACTTTATCAAGCGCCTCGTGGATTTTCTGTAAATCCGTTTTAGTGCTACCGGTATCTTCACTTTCCGCGCTTTCGGCTTTCGCCAAATGCGCTTTGATTTTTGCCACGTACGCGCCGATACTCTGCTGTAGGGTTTTCTTCAAACCCTTGTCCGAATCGGACAGCGCCTTGGTTTCGGCACTAAGCAATTTTTGCTGTGCTGGCGTAAACGCCGCGACAATAGCGCCTTTTACCTGCTCCCTAATTGCTTCGTTGCCTCCCTGCTTTTCGGTTTCGAGCATGCTCGAAACCACGCCATCGGCGCGGTACATGTCGGATAGCGCCACCCATTTATTACCTACCTGCATATCTCCGCGCACTGTAGCGGTAGTCTGTTTCAGGGTATCGGTGGATAATTTGATTGTTTGAGCTTGCATTTTCGTTTCTCCTAAGACTGGCCGATTCAGGCGAATCAGTAAGCCAGTGCGAGCATTATGCATTGGTTAATAGGCGTTGTCAATAGATAACACGTTATCACGTGATCCGATAGTTATACCGTCGTATAACTTCTACGCATGAAATCAATACCGGAAAACCGGTAAAACGCTGACCTACCGGACGGGGGGAACCCCTTTTGCGCTTGGAGTCCCTGTGCCGTCTAGGGTTGCTATTTCATACACGCAATATCTATATTTTTAAAGTTCGACCTTATGAGTTCACATTGTGACTATTTACAGGGTGAGACCCCTACCCCCCTCAATATAGAAACACCCCCCGTGCCAAAAATAGTACCCCCCAAATAAAAATATGTTTTTATTACGCCGCTTGAAGTGTTATTTGTTTTTGTGGTATCGTAAAAACTTCTATGCACCTGCGTGCATACGCGCTAGTAACACAATATGACTATAGTATGTACCCCTGACATCGGGGTGGCGTTGCCGCCCGAAGGGATGCCGTATCCCCTGCTGCGTGAAAGAGCCGAGGCCGCGTGCGCTACTATTGATCTGTTACTAAGTGCGGGTTTGAACCCCGAGCTACTGGTGCCTAAACCAGACGACGAAGCAGTAGCGTCGCAGATTGTCGAAGCATTTGCAGAAAACGAGGCTAAAACCTCCCAGACAATCACGACTGCCCGGATATCTACGCTCACCCCTGCGTCTCTTCTTCTTGTTAAGGCTCAACTCGATGAGTTTGGGCGCGCCGTAGTCGAACGGGCCGTGCAGATACGCCATTTGGTGACCAACAAGCTGCTGTTGGAGTCCGATAACCCCGATCCCAAGATAAGAATCCGTGCTCTAGAGCTACTGGGTAAGATATCAGACGTGGGTCTGTTCTCGGAACGCTCGGAAGTGACCATCACGCACCAGTCTACGGACGAACTTAAGGCAAAACTGCGGGAAAAGTTCAACAAATTGCGGCAAAAATTGGATATTGTGGACGTTGAACCTGTAAAAACGTCTTCTCCTGCGATCATCGACCTTGATAGAGAGCTTGGAATTACACTTAAAGACGACTCAGACGAGAAACAAGGAGCTGTTTTTGCAAAAAACGTGAAAAAAACGCCTGAACTTGAGCCGGAAAACCAAAACAGCGGGGTCGAGAGTTGATTTCTTCTGGTGTTGCTAAGGTTACTACCCCGGTTTCTCCGGCGGTAGCTGCTCCTGTTGACGATTTATCCGATGAAGAAGTTGATTTTATGGTCGAGCACATCGACCAGTTTGAACCTGAAGAGCGTGCGGAGATTGTAGCGGCAGCAGATGCCCTAGCCGCCAGACGCCATGCGGCAGCATGCCACACCGACCTGATTGAATTTTGCAAGCACATGCAGCCCGACTATAAAGTGGGCAAGCACCACCGCATCTTGGCTGACCTGCTGATGCAGATCGCCGATGGTAATAAAGACCGCATTTGCGTCAACATCCCGCCGCGTCACGGCAAGTCACAGCTTGTTTCCATATATTTCCCTGCATGGTTTATAGGTAAGTACTCTAATAAGAAGGTAATGATGGTGTCGCACACCACAGACCTCGCCGTAGATTTTGGTCGGAAGGTGCGAAACCTCATAGATACCGAGGCATACAGGCAGATTTTTCCAACTGTTAACCTTGCTGCTGACTCTAAAAGCGCGGGGCGGTGGAACACTAACGCCGGGGGTGAATACTATGCCTGTGGTATTGGCAGTTCCATAGCGGGGCGCGGTGCAGACCTGCTTCTCGTAGACGACCCGCACTCTGAGCAGGATGTGTTAAACGGTAACTTCGACGTGTTTGACAAGGCGTATGAGTGGTTCACCTTCGGTGCTCGTACTCGTCTGATGCCGGGGGGCCGTGTAGCTATTATCCAGACTCGATGGCACTTGTCGGACTTAACGGGGCGGGTTGTCAAGGACATGGCGCAGAACGAGGGTTCTGACCAGTATGAGGTGGTGGAGTTCCCTGCCATTCTTGAATTGCCAGACCCTAATAACGAGGGTAAGTATATTGAGAAGTCGTTGTGGCCTGAGTTTTTTGATTTAACCGCGCTGCATAGAACCAAGGCGTCGATGCCACTGTTTCAGTGGAACGCACAGTATCAGCAGAACCCCACTGCCGAGGAAGCGGCAATCATCAAGCGTGAGTGGTGGAACTACTGGAAAAACGAAGACCCGCCCACGTGTGAGTATCTCATCATGTCGCTGGACTCAGCGGCAGAAGCTCACAACCGTGCAGACTACACAGCACTTACTACATGGGGGGTGTTTCTTAATGAGGAGAAGGCTGGGCCGGGGGCGGGTGCGTATAACATCATCTTGCTAAACGCGATAAAAACGCGGGTTGAGTTTCCTGAACTTAAAAAACTCTGCTACGAAGAATGGCAAGAGTGGAAGCCAGACTCGTTCATTGTGGAGAAGAAATCTTCGGGCACGCAGCTATATCAGGAGATTCGCCGTACAGGTATTCCTGTGCAGGAGTTTACCCCCCACAGAGGGACGGGAGACAAGACGGCGCGACTTAATACTGTTGCGGATATTATTCGTTCCGGGCTTGTATGGGTGCCAGAGACTCGTTGGGCAGAAGAAGTTGTGGAAGAAATTGCGGCATTCCCCTTCGCACCAAACGATGACTTGGTGGACTCCACCGTGATGGCGCTTATGCGCTTTCGTTCAGGAGGATTTATCCGACTGCCGGATGATGAGCCTGAGCCGGTGAAGTACTTCCGCCAGCGGCACCGGGGTACGAGTAAGTATTACTAGAGGAGAGATGAGATGTACATGATGGAGAAACTGGACGCGTACAAGCAAGAGATCGAGCGTCAGGATGCGTGGAGGGAGTACTCCGATAAACACAACTGGCACAAAGACCACCCTGATAAAACTAAAATCCTCGTGCTGTACGCACGGGAGATGCTCCGCATCCACGACGACGTGAAGAAATACTGCAACGCCCTGCTTGTCAAAGCGCAGGAACACGACACTGCTGTTGATAGGGCAGTGTTTGAGTTACGTAAACTCAATGAAAAGTATGATGACCTCAACAAAAAGTACAAGGCGCTAAAGAGGCAGTCAGCGCCCGTTAAAAAACCCGCCGCTAAGAAACCTGCGGCAAAAAAGGTTGCAAAACCTAAAGGAACCTGATTATGGCAACAAACATTGATAAGGGGCTGTATTCAGCGCCGGTTGGAATCGCGGATGAGTTGGCCTTGGGGGGTGCTGAAACCAATCAGCCCCTTGAGATTGAGATCGTCAACCCGGAGCGCGTCACGCTGGACGATGGCAGTGTGGAGATCACGCTGGAGCCGGGGGCAGAAGGTGGTGAAGAAGAGTTTGACGCTAACCTTGCCGAGTATATGGACGACGCGGTATTGGGTTCGCTTGCGCAAGACCTTGATGAGCTTATTACGGCGGACATTAACTCCCGCAAAGACTGGGCCGACGTGTTTATAAAAGGTCTGGAGGTGCTGGGGCTTAAATACGAGCAGCGCACCGAGCCGTGGGATGGAGCCTGCGGGGTGTTTAACACAGTGCTTGCGGAAGCGGCGATACGCTTTCAGTCTGAGACCATCATGGAGACATTCCCTGCTTCCGGGCCGGTAAAAACCGAGGTTATAGGGTCTATAGATAAGCCCAAGGAAGAAGCCGCAGAGCGCGTGCGGGATGACATGAACTACACGCTCACCGAGAAGATGATTGAGTATCGCTCCGAGCACGAGCGCATGTTATTCAGTCTGGGCCTTGCTGGGGCCGCGTTCAAGAAGGTATACCCCGATCCTACGTTGGATCGCCCGGTGTCTATGTTTGTGCCTGCCGAGGAGATTATTATTCCTTATGGTGCGCCTAATCTTGATACCGCCGAGCGGGTTACGCACCTGATGCGTAAAACCAAGAATGACGTGAAGAAGTTGCAGGTTGCGGGGTTTTATAAAGACATAGACTTGGGTAACCCTGTCAACATAACGACTAATATAGAGAAGAAGAAAGCCGACGAGAGCGGCTTCACGATAACCCAAGATGACGACAGGTATCAGCTTGCCGAGGTTCATGTGGACTGGGACATGCCGGGGTATGAAGACCCAGATGGTATCGCGCGTCCGTATGTCATCACTTATGACCGGGGCACTAAGCAGGTGTTGGCTGTCCGCCGTAACTGGAAGGAAGAAGACCCGCTTAAGTTAAAGCGTCAGCACTTCGTGCAGTATAACTACGTCCCCGGTTTCGGTGTGTATGGCATGGGGCTTATTCACATTATTGGTGGTTATGCACGTGCGGGCACTTCGATCATTCGTCAGTTGGTGGATGCTGGCACGCTGTCTAACCTGCCGGGGGGTCTGAAGACTCGCGGTGCGCGTATTAAAGGGGATGACACCCCCATCGCTCCGGGAGAGTTCAGGGATGTAGACGTGCCGAGTGGGGCTATAAAAGACAACATCATGGCCCTGCCCTATAAAGAGCCGTCGCAGGTTCTTGCCGCGTTGCTGGACAAGATTACACAGGAAGCTCGCCGCCTTGGTTCCATAGCGGATATGAGTATCAGTGATATGTCCGCGCAGGCTCCTGTAGGTACCACACTCGCGCTTATCGAGCGGCAGTTAAAGACAATGGGTGCGGTGCAGGCGCGAGTCCACTACTCCATGAAGCAGGAGTTCAAGCTGCTTAAGGAGATTATTCGTGACTATACTCCCGAGGAGTATTCTTACGATCCTAGCTTTACTAAAGATCGCCAGATTAAAAAGTCTGATTATGACTTGGTGGAAGTTATACCAGTCAGCGATCCTAACTCCAGCACGATGGCTCAGCGCATCATGCAGTACCAAGCGGTATTGCAGTTGTCATCGCAGGCTCCGCAGATTTATGACCTGCCGCAGTTACATCGCCAGATGATAGAGGTGTTAGGTGTGCCTAACGCTGACAAGCTGGTGCCCACTGAAGATGACCAGAAACCGCGCGATCCAATCAGCGAGAACATGGACATCCTTAACGGTAAGCCTGTTAAGGCGTTTATATATCAGGATCATGATGCGCATATTGCTACACACTCCGCGTTTATGCGTGACCCCATGATTGCGCAGCAGATGGGTCAGAACCCCAAGGCACAATTACTGTTTGCCGCTGGGCAGGCGCATATTGCCGAGCATCTTGGGTTTGCATACCGCCGACAGGTTGAAGAACGGCTGGGTGTGTCTATGCCTGCTCCTGATACCGACATGTCTCCGGAAGTAGAGGTTCAACTGTCGCGTATGGTGGCTCAAGCCAGCCAGCAGTTGTTGGCAATTCACCAAGGCCAAGCCGCGCAGCAGAAGGCGCAAGAAACTGCGCAAGACCCGATGATTCAGCTTCAACAAGCCGAGTTGCAACTCAAAGGGCAAGACATTCAGCGCAAAGCTGCAAAAGATGCGCAAGACGCAGACCTTGCACGCGAGAAATTGCGCTTGGAGCAGGAGAAGGTTCAGGTCAGCAAAGACAAGGTTGGTGTTGATGCAAACCTGCGCGTAGCTCAGATTGAAGCCACTATGCAGCAAAAGAAGGGGTAAGACATGGACGAACGGGTAATACAGCTATTGTTTGATAAAAATAAGGCTCGTGTGCAAGAACTTATGGAGCATCTTGCGACGGGGGCTGCTAAAACATACGACGAGTATAAAGAAGTTGTTGGAGTTATTCGGGGTCTACTCCAAGCGAACCAAAATATCGAAGACCTCGTAGAGCGTATAAAGGAGAGCGAAGATGAGTGAAGTCTTTGAGGCACAAGCAATTGACTTGAGCTATGTTCTTAACAAACCCAACGCGGAAGAGGTCAACAAGGAAAAGGCTAAGCTAATTCCTAAACCCCAAGGGTATAAGATTCTTGTAAGTCTGCCAAAAATTGCTAAGACCTTTAACGGAAGTACAGCAGGTATCGTCAAGGCGGATACCACTATATACCACGAGCAACTGCTTACCAATGTGTTGTGGGTCGTTGAGCTAGGTAGCATGTGTTATACCGATAAAGAGCGGTTCCCCAAAGGCCCGTGGTGTAAGAAGGGAGACTTTATTCTTTGTCGAGCTAACACCGGCACGCGCTTTAAAATTTATGGGGAGGAGTTCCGGCTTATCAACGATGACTCTGTTGAAGCTGTAGTACAAGACCCCCGTGCTATTGAACGTGTGAACTAAGGAGTAATCGATGGCTGAATACGAAAAAGAAGCTTTTAAATTTCCTGACGAAAACGTTGTTGAAACAAACAAAGACGCCAAGGAAAAACCCGAAGATAAGCTGGAGATCGTGATTGAAGGCGAGGAAGCTCCCGTCAAGGTCGAAATTGAAGACGATACCCCGCCAGAAGACCGCAACCGTAAACCTATGGTTGAACCCCCTGCGGAGGTCACCGAAGAGGAACTACTTAAGTATAAAGATGTTAAGTTACGTGATCGGTTAGCACACCTTAATAAAGGTTATCACGAAGAGCGCCGCGCCAAAGAAGCCGCAATCCGCGAGCGTGAGGAGGCGTTGTCGATTGCCCAGCGCATTCTTGCTGAGAACGAGCAGTTAAAAAACTCGTCGCAGAACAACCAGAAAATTTTGCTGGATCAAGCCAAAACGGTTGCGGCAAAAGAGTTGGAGGAGGCCAAACGTAAATACAAAGCGGCTTACGAATCGGGTGACGGGGACGCAGTAACCGCCGCCCAAGACGAGTTGATGACGGCTAAGATTAAAGTAGAACGAATTAACAATTTTCGTCCCAAAGCTTTACAACCCGCAGAAACTCGTGTAGAACCCGCATATGTGCCCCAACCCCCTGCGAGTGGGGCCGTCTACCGAGATGAAAAAGCAGAAGCGTGGAAAACGCGCAACGGTTGGTTCAACAAGGATAGAGAAATGACCGGATTCGCACTCGCAGTGCATGAGCGTCTGGTCGAAGAGGAAGGTCTTAATCCTCTGTCTGACACGTATTACGAGCGCATTGACGCTCGGATGCGCGAGAAGTTTCCTGAAAAATTTCAGGATAGTGGAAACGGCGGCAATGAAAAACCCCGTCGCGGTTCGGTAGTTTCACCAGCAACGCGTAGCACAGCGCCCAATAAAATCGTGCTCACGCCCAGTGCGGTGAATGTTGCCAAGCGACTGGGAGTTCCGTTGGAGCTATATGCGAAAAAAGCTGCGGAAGGAATGAGGAACAGATAATGGCTGAGAACAAACTAACCCAACAAAATCGCGAAGACCGTGACCAAGCATCTCGTGAAAACACGATGCGACCCCGTACTTGGGCACCGCCTACGCTGCTACCTGATCCGGCTCCTCAAGAGGGCTGGGCGTATCGTTGGATTCGTATTTCTACGC